TCTACGCAACTCTTCCTATCGGAGTAAATCGTGGAACGGTGCCAGGCATCGGCGCTGTCGAAGCTTGCCAATTGATGTCAGGTCTCAGTATGCCTCAGCTAGTGATTGACATTGGCCCACAATTTGAGAACTACACAGAGGACGATGGAAAGTTTCATGGGTCGTATGGAACGCGTACACAAGGGCAGTATAGCGTAGTAGTTGATAGACTGCGTAAAGACCCAGACACACGACAAGCGGTCGTAACAATGTGGAGCCCACCACTCGACATGCTTGAGAAAAAGCGCGACTACCCTTGCACAATCTTGCATCAGTTTCGGATTCGCGATAACAAGCTCAACATGAGCGTGTACATGCGCTCGAATGACGTGTGGCTTGGCGCGGCGTATGACTGGTTTCAGTTTACGCGCGTGCAGATTGCCATGGCCTCTGTTCTCGGGATCGAGCCAGGTGGCTACGCTCACCATGTAGGCTCGCTGCATATCTACGAGCAGCACTACGCCGAGGCTGATCGCCTGAAGTACGCGACCGAAATGCAGGCCACGTCTCATATCACGGGGCGCATCTGGGCGGAGGTGGCGTCGAGCGCGCTCAGCGGTATTCTAGGCGTGGCGGATAAGACGGTGTATGACAGGCTTCACGAGAACGAAAAGTGGTTTACCGATTCGATGACCCGCGCAATTCACAAGAATCAGGAAAAGGCGCGCAAGACAAAGCTGGAGGGCAAGAACAGTGTCTAACAATGAGAACTCACCTGACGACATGAGCCCGCTGGCCGCGGGTGCTATTCAAATGCACGAGCTGTACCAGGAGCTCAAGCGTGCAGGGTTTACGCGTCGCGAGGCGCTCGATCTCATCGCGCGCAGCATTGTTCTTGGCGCCGGCTCAGCGATTGAAGACGCACGGGAGGACGACTAATATGCGCGGCAGGTTGTCGTGGGACGAGGCATGGATGGCTGTTGCTGACACGATCGCGTTAAGAAGTCGGTGCACTCGTGCCGGCATTGGCGCGGTTGTCGTCTCGGCGAATAACCGTATCTGCTCGACCGGCTACAACGGGCCCGCGGCAACCTACCCAGGTGAAGGCGACTGCGTCGAGTTTTGCCCGCGGGCACAGGGGCTGACTCCGCTTGATAACACGTATGATCAGTGCCCGAGTATTCACAGCGAGCTTAACGCACTGCTCTACGTTGATCGCACGCAGGTAGAGGGCGGGACAATCTACGTGACCGAGAGCATGTGCATGCCGTGCGCGAAGGCGGTATCGAACTCGGGTCTTGTTCGAGTTGTGATGCGCCTGCGCGGCGCGGACGCGCACCGTAGGCCGGAACTTGTCATTGACTATTTGCACTCGTGCGGGATAAAGGTTGATGTTTTTCATTCGACGCTAGACGAAAGTGACGATCTTGTCTGATACTGGCAATCTGGGCGATGTTCAACTTCACCTTGTCGACTCGGTCGACAAGGCCAGTGAGTTTCTGCGCTGGCTAGGTGAGCGTCGCCCGCTCAACGCGATCGCGGTCGACACCGAGACCGGCGAGCTGCCTGGCAACCCGCGTGATCATGCGTTCTCGCCGTGGCACGGGCGACTTCGCCTTGTGCAGGTCGGCGACGGCGAGCAAGGGTGGTCGATTCCTTGGGAGGAATGGTCCGGCGTCTTCTACGAAGCCATGGACCGCTTCGACGGGCCGATCGTCTGCCACAACATCGCGTTCGAGGCGCGCTGGTTCGACATTCGGTCCCGTTGGAAGATCCCGTGGCATCGCGCACACGACACGATGATCATGGCGCACATCATTGACCCGCTGGGCTCAGGTGCGCTCAAGCGACTTGCCGCGTTGCATGTTGACGGGCGTGCCGTAGCGCTGCAGGATACGCTGGACACGGAGCTGGCCAAGAACGGCTGGACGTGGGGAACTGTGCCCATCAACTTTCAGCCGTACTGGGCGTACGGCGCGCTGGACACCGTATTAACAATGCGCCTATGGCACATGTTCTGGGAGAAGTGCGGCCCTGGCGGCCCGTACAATCGCCCGTACGAGCTCGAGATGGCAGCGCGGCGCATTGTCACGCGCATGGAGCTTAACGGCGCGCGAGTTGACCTGGACTACTCGCAGCGCAAGTACGATGAGTTGACGGCCTATACCGAGTCGGTTAAGACATGGGCGAAGCAGACCTATGGCGGGACGTCGATCACGAGCAACGTTCAGCTTGTTCGCCTGTTTGAAAGCCTCGGGGCAGAGATTACCGAGACAACGCCAACAGGGCAGAAGTCGTGCACCAAGGATCAGCTCAAGATGCTCATGATCTACGGCAATGACGAGGTCAAGCAGCTTGCCGAGATCGTACTCAAGCAACGCAAGGCTGACAAGCTTGCCGGCACGTATTTTCAGAACTTTCTCACCAAGTCTATCGACGGAATCGTTCACCCGTCGGTGAAGACTCTTGGTGCGCGCACGTCGCGAATGTCGATCACCGACCCGGCGCTGCAAACGCTGCCAAAGGGCGATGACACCGTGCGTACTGCATTCATTCCCAAGGACGAGGATCACGTCATTATCACATCGGATCTTGACCAGGTCGAGTTTCGAATGTTTGCTTCTCTGTCCGGCGACCCTAATCTCATCACTCTGTTTAACCGCGCGGACGCGACAGGCTCTGATCCATTCACCGAGATCGGTCGCGAAATCTACCAAGACCCTGACATGCAAAAGAGCGATAAGCGACGCAACCTGATCAAGGGCACCGTCTATGGTCGCCTGTACGGAGCAGGCGTTGCCAAGCAGGCACTAACCGCTGGCGTGCCCGAGCCGCAGATGCGCTCCGTGTCAGACGCGTTTGATATTCGCTATCCGGGCATGGCAGACTTCCAGCGTAAGATCGAAGACACTGGAATGCGACGACTGCGCTCTGAAGGGCAGGGTTACGTTTACACGTGGACAGGGCGTCGCATCCCATGCGACGAGAATCGCGTATACACGCTGGTCAACTATCTTATTCAGGGTGGCGCGGCTGAGGTGTTTAAGCAAAACCTGGTCAAGCTCGATCAGGCAGACTTGACTGAGCATCTCATTGTGCCTGTGCATGATGAGATCGTGCTGCAGGCGCCTCGTCGAGAGGCGCACGAGGTTATGAAAGTCGTGCAGGAGTGCATGACAACATCGGACGGCTGGGCTGTCCCGCTTACCGCTGGCATTGACGGCCCGCTTGAGACGTGGGGAGATAAGTACCGGTGAACCGGTTTCTTGAGCAGGCGCTCAGCGTGGCGGCGACGAGCAAGTGCCGATACCAGCATGGATGCGTTGTTGTTGCGAATGGCGTCGTTGTTGCCGAGGCGACGAATAAGAAGATTCGCGAGGCTGATTCGAACACATGGCGTATCGCGCACGTTCACGCCGAGGAGGCGGCGATCGCCGCTGCCGGCTCGCGTGCGAAGGGGGCAACAGTGTATGTAGCGCGTGTTGGGCGCGATGGTGCCCCGGCAATGTCAAAGCCATGCAAGCGGTGCGAACGCCGCCTCGCCAGAGTAGGAGTGGCAAACATCGTATGGACGTGAAATATGTGCTCGCGGTTGACCCTGGCAAGACCACTGGCGTTAGCGTGATCAGCATGGCCGATGCGCCTGAGCTGATGTCGTCTGGAGAGTATCAGCCGGATGAGTTTGCACAACCTATTCGTGACACCATGTCCTGGGCAGCGCATCACGGTCTTACTCTCAGCGTCGTGTGTGAGCGCTTCGTGATCAACGCGCAGACCGTGCGCAACAGCCAGGCGCCGTACAGCCTCGAGCAGATTGGCGTTCTTAAGCAGATCATGCGGGACTACGGCCGTGACGCTGAGGCCGAGCTGATTTTTCAGTCTCCATCAGACGCGAAGAAGATGTTTCCCAACGATGCGCTGCGCAAGATTGGCACCTGGCACGTCGGCGGTGGTGGCCACGCGAATGACGCGATTCGGCACGGGCTTCTTCGGCTAGTCAAGCTTGGCTGGAAGCCGACTGTACTGCTTCAATAAAATCTTGTACATACTAAGAGAAAACTATTACTTTTTGTAGATTTCCTGTTAGTATGTCGTTTGCACCCGGAAGGAGAGACTGAGTGACCGTAACGACAGAGCTCGACGCCGAAGGCAAGTCGATTCTTATCGACGCCGAGTGGCGGTACAAGGAGCTTTGCAAAAGCATTCCTGGAGCCACGTGGTCAGCAAAGGATCAGGTATGGCGAGCACCCCTCGGGTGGGCAACCTGTCTGGCTCTGCGCTCGACGTTCCGAGACGACCTCGAGATTGGGCCAAGATTAGGCGAGTGGGCGTCCAATGAGCGCGCCGCGCGTATCGACCCGGCCAACGCCCTTCGTGACCTTGAGACCCTCGAGAATGGCGTCAACGAGGACCTCTTTCCGCACCAGCGAGCCGGCGTTGAGTTTCTGGCAACGGCACGCCGGGCCCTTCTAGCCGATGAACCTGGCCTCGGAAAAACCGCGCAGGCAATTCGAGCGCTTAAGCGCCTGCAAGATGCCGGAGAAGACGTCTTTCCGGCACTGATTGTGTGCCCAAACACCCTCAAGAAGAATTGGAAGCGCGAGTTCGCGCTCTGGTGGCCGGGCGTGAACGTCGAGGTCATCAAGGGCAGCGCTGGACAGCGTCGCAAGCAGCTGGCAACAGAGGCTGACGTGTACGTCATCAACTGGGAATCACTACGGTCTCACTCAAGGCTCGCCAGCTACGGCTCGGTCGCTCTGGCGCGATGCAAGGACTGTGGCGGACACGACGAGCGCATCAGCGAGAACCGCTGCGAGGTGCATCGGCGCGAACTCAACGAAATCGACTTCAAGAGCGTCATCGCCGACGAGATTCACCGCTCCAAGGAGCCCAAGAGCAAGCAGACACGCGCGCTTTGGGCTGCCACCGCGGACGCGCCATTCCGATTCGCTCTCACCGGAACGCCAATCGCCAACGACGTGCTCGATCTCTGGTCCATTCTGCACTGGCTGTCGCCTGAGGAATGGCCGAGCAAGACGCGCTGGGTTGATCGCACGGTAGACACAATGCTCAACGCGTTCGGCGGGATGATGGTGCTTGGCGTCAAGCCGCACATGCAGGAAGAGTTCTACGCGGCAATCAACCCGCGCATGCGTCGCATGCTCAAAGCACGCGTGCTGCCGTGGCTGCCGGAGGTGCTCTTTGAGCGCCGCGATGTCGAAATGTCGACCAAGCAGAAGAAGGCGTACGGCCAGATGCGCGACATGATGATCGCGGAGCTGGAAGGCGGCGATGCGCTCACCGCGCCAAGCCCGCTGACTCAAACAACGCGCCTGCTGCAGTTTGCGTCGTCCTACGCCGAGATGGTAGTCGACGAGACAAGCGGTGAGTCGCGCGTAGTGCTCGCCGAGCCTTCGTGTAAGGTCGACGCGCTAATGAACGACATCTCGGCTGGAGACTTTGGCAATGACAGCGTCGCGGTATGCGCCGTGTCGCGCCAGCTCATCGAGCTACTGAGCGACGCGATGACAAAGGCCAAGATTCCGCACGGGCTGATCACCGGCGCGCAGAGCGAAGACGAGCGGCAGGAAGCCATTGACGACTTTCAGTCGGGCCGCATCAAGTGGATTCTGTTCACCGCGCAGGCGGGCGGTGTCGGAGTTACGCTTACGGCGGCACGACGACTTATCATGTTGCAGCGGCCCTGGTCTCTCGTCGATCACAAGCAGGCGCTTGACCGCGTGCACCGTATTGGCTCGGAGATTCACGACTCGGTAATCATCACCGACTATGTTGCCGAGGGCACTATTGAGGAGCGCGTTATTCAGGCGCTTGAAACCAAGGCAGACAACTTTGAGCAGATCGTGCGCGACAAGGCGCAGATGCTGGCTATGCTTCGTGACGACAAGGACGGCAGACTATGAGCGGTGTTGTACGACTCTCAAACTCGGAAATCCAGACGTTCAAGGATTGCCGGCGCAAGTGGTGGCTTACGTACTACCGTCGCCTGCAGCCTAAGTCCAAGGACTTCACCGGCGCGCTCGCGCTAGGGTCGAGAATTCACGAGGCGCTTGACCGCTATTACTCGAAGGGTATTCCTCTTCTTGAGGCGCACGCGCAACTCGTCGAGCAGGACCGTGAGATTCTCACAGAGCAGTGGCGCGACGCATCCGACCTCGACAACGAGGCAGAGCTCGGGCGCATTATGCTCGAGGGCTACCTGCAGTGGGTCGACGAGGAAGGTATCGACCTCGAGCTTGAGATGATCTCAACAGAGGAAATCATCATCGCGCCGTTGTTCAATGGCGAGGTCGAGCTGCAGGGCAAACTCGACATGCGCGTTCGACGTAAGGCTGATGGCGTTCGCTTCTTCCGCGACTTTAAGACGGTCGGCGGATCGTTCACTGACTTTAACAAGATGTCGCACATGAACGAGCAGATTCTTACGTACATGCTTCTCGAGGCGACAACAAATGAGGGTGACGAGCGCTGCGACGGCGGCATCTTTACTCTTCTCAAGAAGGTCAAGCGTTCCGCGAACGCGAAGCCGCCTTTTTACGAGCAGGTCGAGGTTCGGCACAACGTGTTCACGCTGCGCTCGTTCTGGAAGCGCATTCACGGAACCATCGCCGATCTGATGCGAACGCGCAAGGCGCTCGACGAAGGCGAGGACCCAGCGTTTGTTGCGTACCCGCGGCCCAGCCGCGATTGCAGCTGGAAGTGCCAGTTCTACACCGTGTGCCACATGATTGACGATGGCAGCGCGGCAGAGCAGGCAATCTCTGAGATGTTCGAAGTGGCCGACCCGTATGGCTACTACGAAACCGAAAAGAAGGGAACTGAGTGACGCATGTCGGAAGTACAGCGCTCTCTAACAATTATGGTGTACGGAGAAAGTAAGGTTGGAAAAAGTACGTTCGCCGTGACCGCGCCATACCCGCGGCTCATGTTGGACGTTGAAGGCGGTCACCGCTTTCTTCCGATCGTCGTGAAGTACTGGGACCCGCTTCGTGAGGAGCCCCCAGTTGCGGATGGCACGTGGGATACCTGCGTCGTGCAGATCCGTGACTATGACACCGTGTTGAAGACGTTCCAGTGGCTTCAGCTTGGCAAGCATCAGTTTAAGTCGCTTATCATTGACTCTGTGTCTGAGCTGCAGGTTAAGTGCCTGGAGAACATTGCAGGCAAGCAGCAGATGAGTCAGCAGCAGTGGGGTGAGTTGCTTCGTCACATGGGCGCGCTTCTGCGCGATCTGCGTGACCTAACGATGCACCCGACCGCGCCGCTCGAGGCTGTGGTTCTTACCGCCATGGCGCGATCAGGGCAGGATGGTCGTTCACGGCCGTACCTGCAGGGGCAGTTGGCGATTCAGGCACCGTATTTCTACGACATTCTCGGCGCGGTAACTATTGAAGAGTTCCCGAGCCCGGATCCGACGCAGGGGCCGTATCGAGTGCGTCGTATGTATGTCGAGCGCACGCCTCAGTACGAGGCAGGCGAACGCGTGCAGGGTAGGCTCGGCGGAGTCGTCGAGCAGGAAAACCTTTCCATCGAGCGCATGCTCGACATGGTCTTCGGGCCAAAGCAAGAAACAGCTCCGGCTGAGTCCAAGAAGAAGGCGTCCTGACAGTCGTCAGGCAGAGTAAGGAGAATACATTGAGCAGTCTCAACTGGTCGGACCTTGTCAACGAGGCCGGAGATGTTGGTAGCTATGAGCCGCTGCCCGACGGCGACTACGATCTCACCGTCATTGAGGCAACCGCGAAGGTGTCGCAGTCAGGCAAGACAATGTTCGCGCTGAAGACCCAGGTTCAGGGTGGCGCGCACAATAAGCGTCTCATCTGGGATAACCTTGTCGTGTCGCCTGACAACGCGAATGCGCTTGGCATCTTCTTCCGTAAGATGAATGCGCTCGGGCTTGGTCGCGATTACTTCGCGACTAATCCGTCGAATGCTCAGATCGAGCAGGCGCTCGTTGGGCGTTCATTCCGCGCGCAGGTTGGTAGTCGTACATGGCAGGGGCAGAAGCGTAACGAGATTAAGACCTACTACGCTGTCCAGGCTACTACTGCAGCTGCTCCTGCTTCAGCACCTGCACCGGCGCCCGCTCCTGCGCCGGCACCTGCGCCTGCACCAGCACCAGCCCCCGCTCCCGCGCCTGCACCGGCTCCTGCAGCCGCAACGGCGCCTGAGGCTGTTAGCGCTAGCGCACCTCCCGCCTCTCCGTTCTAGTACGATTGAAGCGAACGGCGTGCCCGCCTGGTTTAATAGACCGGGCGGGCACGCTCCGAGGGGCAACTAGGAGACGCAGTGAAAATCTTAATGTCAGGGTTCACTGCCCTGCAAATCAACACCGACAAGCGCACGATCTCAAAGATCGACGTGCCAGCTTCGATCGTGGAAGCGCTGCAAAGCGCCGGGCACGACGTCGAGTGGCGCAAGATTACTCCAGGTGAAGACTTGTCGTCCTATGACGTGCTCTGGATGAACCTGGCACCGTTGAACTCATTGAATGGCCGGCAGGGTGCGATGGGTGCGCTGTACGCGCTCGCGAGCGGCAAACCATGCGTCGGCTTCTTTGACGACTGGCAATTTTCGACCGTGTTCAATGGCGCGAAGGCGCTCGTGCGCAAGCCCGAGATGATCTATAAGTATCTTCTCGTTGGCAAGGATCGCGGCGACGAGGGTGCAACGTACTTTAGTTACGCCGATGCGGTCGCGGCCAAGGAGCGAGCGCTCGCGCTTAACCCGAATGCCAAGATCTACATTGAGCGCTACTACATGACCGAGACGGACGAGTCCGTTCGCGACTATGACGCGATGCTCGTTCAGTCCGCGCGTAACTTGCTCGACGCGCGATGGGCCGCAGGAATGGTTCCCGTGTGCCCGATGTACGCGTGGGGCGATCGCTCACTCGTGCGAAAGCGCATGCCGAAAGAGCTTTCAGCTATTGAGGCTCTCGACCCGAGCTCGACAATTTACCCGATTCTTAATAGCGTTAATCCGCTGCCGCCAGAGAGTAAGAAGCGCGCGTGGGTTCTTGGCGCACTGATGCCGCATGACACGTGGCTTGAGAAGAAGCGCTTTGAGTGGCCTATAGAAATTGTCGGGTCGCGCAAGCTCGTTCGCAAGCTTGGCGGTCAGCGTCTGCAGACAGAGCAGGACGTACTTGCGTTCTACAATGAGCACTGGGGCATTCTGTCTCCTCCATATCCGCACGCAGGGTCTGGTTGGTGGCGTAGTCGATTCATGTACTCGGCGCGCGTTGGTTCGGTTTTGTTTGCGGACAAGAACGAGGGCGCGCCGCTTGGTGACTGCCACCGTTTGAGCATCGCCGAAATCGAGCGCCTGTCGGACACCGAACTCGCCGAGCTCGCCGTGGCGCAACAGGAGGCCCTGAGGCCGTTCATGCCAAGCTATGATTCCTTCGTTGCGCACTGTAATCAAATCGTTCACCGCGCGGTACAAGAAGACAAAGGACTTAAAGTATGACGTATACGGAGATAAATGAAAGCAGCTTTCCAGAGGAATACTTACCGGACGACGTAACTGACCAGCTTGTAAGAAAGCTGGCGCAGGCTCTTCTTGCCGCGTGGTTTCCGAACAGCTACCCTGTTGATGATGACGCGCGCAACTGGGGAAGTATTGCGTGCGAAGACGTTCAGCGTGTGCTTGACGCGCTGCCAGCTGTCCTTGATGAAATTGGCGAGGTCTACGATCTTAGCGAAGAGCTATGAAGACTCTCATCACTGGAATGACGTCGCCGCAAGTTTCGCGTAACTACGCGCAGAATAACAGCTCATTTGCTGGGCTGCTGGCTGAAGCGCTCAATGGCAAGATGCACGAGGTTGAGATCTACGCGCCAAGCTTCGACATGACGAAAGAGACGCTTGAGCAGTATGACCTCGTGTTTGTTGGTTTGTCTGCGTTCACTAGCGTGGCTGCCAATCACGCCTACGGCGCGCTGTGGGTCATTAGCGAGCTCTTTGAGTCGCCGCGTCTGCGCTTCTTTCTCGATGCGCCTGACCCTGGAAAGATTGTGACCAGTCTTCGCGCAATCGAAGACGCGCCGGCTTCAATGTTTAAGCCATTCTACTCAGCGCGCCCTCTCTACGCGGCTAGTCGAGAACCCGCGGTGGCGGCTAAGTTGTACGGCGCGGTGAAGTATCTGTCTTCGTACACGTGGCCAGAAACACTCTACCCTTCCTTGCCGTGGGGAAACCATGGCAAGGTTATGAGCACTCTCATGCCTCACATGACGGATCGCCTTCGACCGATCAATCTTGACTGCGTCATCTTCGACAGACTGCAGGGCGTTTCTAAGTCGAATGAGCAGACTAGATCCGACTCGTCGTTCTGGGTTGCTGATGATCTTAAGGCTCAGTGGACGGTCAACGTTCTTGCGACTCTCAGGGTTGGCGCCGAGGCAATGAAAGAGCACAAAGGCTGGACCGACGTGGAAGTACTCGAGCAGATGTCTCGTTCGCGCGGAGCGCTTATTGCTCCGTCGAAGACGACGGGTTCATGGTGGACACCTCGAGTGGCGCAGGCGATTTGCTCTGGAATACCCGTGGTGACTGATTGGCGCGAATCGGCGATTGCCGGAGACTGTTGGATGGATCTCGCTGCGGTGATCGACGAAATGAACTCGATCAAACGAAGTAATCTAATCGCGCAGCAGCGCAAGAACTATCTAAGCTCAATTACGCCGAGAAAGAAAGTACTTGAGTACCTGCTTGATGTTCTTCTACTTTCTGGGAAAAGGTGAAAGTGATGAAAAGACTTTTTCAGGGCTGGCTCAAAGAGACGGCAGATCTTCAGCAGGAATGCTACGGTGCGGATTACTCTGTCTTCCACAGCGATGCGCCTGCTGATCTAAACGCGACCATCGACTACATGCGCTGGAACATGCTGGCGATCGACGATGAGCTCGCGGAAATGCGCCAGGCGATGTCGTGGAAGCCATGGCAGCACGACGACCCGTACCTTGATCGCGACGAGCTGGTCAAGGAGGCGGTGGACGTTCTGCATTTCGTGGCGAACATTATCTGCGCGGCCGGCGCTACCGATGACGAGCTAGACGAGATCTACCTGGCAAAGATGGAAAAGAACCGAGCGCGTCAGCGTGACGGTTATCGAGTTCGAGACGCTGGAGTTAAGTGCAGCATCTGCTCAAGGGCGCTCGACGAGGTGCAAGTTAGTGTGTCCGACTCAACGATGTGCGTGAAGTGCGAGGAAGTAGCATGACGATTAGCGAAGAATGGGTGCGCGAGCAATTCGCGCAGGCAAGAGTTAAGCAGTCAGTTGGCACCGCGGTTCTAAGGCTTATTGAGCTTTGGAACACGATGAATCACACTGATAAGTCCGCGGCTGAAACTATTGACGTTTTCAGCAAGGTCGCGCTCGGGCACTCGCTGACACCGGTGGCCAAGGCGGACGAAGTGTGGATTCAAGCCCAGCCTGGTCAGATCACGGTAGGAGACGAGGTGCGCGTTAAGACCGACGCGTACGTCGGAGAAGCTGGCACGGCGCACAACGGGCGCCGAGGACGGATCGTTGGTATTCGCTACGGTGACGTCATCTTCAAGTCAGAGGACGATAAGACTCCGGTGATTGATGGTGCGCATCATAGTCCGTACATGCTTGAGAAGAGGGTCAAGTGATACGAGCCTCGGCGCAACTTTCAGTGCAAGGCAATACTTATGACGAGATCGCTGAAAAGACACTGACCGCGGTCTCAGAGTTTCTCGGCATCGGCGTCGACGAGATCGAGAACCGTGTCGACATCGAGGTCGACATCAATCCTAGCTACGCAGACATTAGCGCAGATGGCGCGTACACGGCAACCGTGCATCTTAGAATGAAGAGGTAGAAATGGCTACAAAGGAAAGCAAGCAAACACCGCGAGAGGACGCTCTTCACACCGCGGCGGAGTTGATCGCCGGCAATCGCGATAAGCAGTACGGAGGCCCTGAGGAGAACTTCGGTCGAATCGCCAAGATTTGGACGGTTCTTTTTGAGCGCCCGTTCTCTGAGTCTGACGTCGCGGCTGCGATGATCGCGGTGAAGATGGCGCGACTAGTTAATGGCGGGTTCCAAGCCGACACGTGGATCGACATCGCTGGCTATGCTGGCTGCGGCTATGAGGTGGGCCAGATCACCGCGAATCGGAACGCCTCGGCGTAAGGTATAGACGCATGAGCGCCCCTAAGTTTGTTGACTGCAACGGTCTTGCCGGTTTCATGAGTCTTGGCATGGCGAATGCTGGAATGAAAATGCAAGGACGAGTCGGCACACTCGACTTCGGGAATCGCGTAGCGGAAGCGAACCGTAAACACTTCAACTCCGATGACGAGTACTGGGACGCATGGTTTTCGGATAATCCGGATGATTGGCCTGACTTCGACGACACGGACGCTGTCGTCGGGTGCCCTCCGTGCTCCGGATGGTCACCGTTTAGCGGTCCTGCGTATCGCGGGCCCGACTCGCCGGCGCACGCGCATACGCGTGCGTTCATGCAGTACGCGGCACGGCAGAAGCCCACGGTTGTCTCGTTTGAGTGCGTGCAGCAGGCGTACACTCAGGGGCGCGCGGTGATGCTGCAGTATCGTGACATGCTTGAGCAGCTGAGCGGGAAAGAGTACGACCTGTATCACGTTAAGCACAACAATCTTCGACTTGGCGGTTTTTCGTTTCGCCCGCGCTACTTCTGGGTCGCCGTCGAGAAAGGGCTGCCGTTTGGCGCGCACTGTGACGACCCTGCCGAGCTTCCGAAGATCATGGAGGTCATCGGTGACCTCGCGGACATGCCGTACCAATGGGAAGAGCAGCCGTACGCCGGTGGCGACACGAAATGGACGCGTGGGCTGAGAAATCAGACCGGCGAGGTTGACGGGCATATCGGGCGAACCAATATTCACGCGCAAAGAGT